ATCCAGATCCAAACTCCTTTATCCAATACGACACAAGTGCTACTGCTACAACTGGTGGAAATATTGTCCTGAGTGGATTTACGATTTCTGGGGGTTCTTCTCTTGTAGAAATTGATGATAAGGCAGCACTACAAATTGGTAGAAGTGGTATTGGAACGATTAGTGATATATACACTTTAGCATGTGCTTCACCTAATACTAACAAGAAAGCACTCGCAGTATTGAACTGGATTGAACAAAGGTAATTTTTTATGAGTGACGTATATCTTGGTAATCCTAATCTAAAAAAAGCAAATACACCTCAAGAGTTCACAAAAGAACAAATTGAGGAGTTTATTAAATGTAAAGAAGATCCCGTATATTTTGCAAAAAACTATGTAAAGATCGTAACACTTGACCATGGTCTCCAACCATTCAAGATGTATGACTTTCAACAAAAACTAGTTGAAAGATTTCATAAGAACCGATTTAACATCTGTAAGATGCCACGACAGACTGGTAAGTCTACAACGTGTGTGTCTTATCTACTTCACTATGCAGTCTTTAATGACAGTGTAAATATTGGCATCCTGGCAAACAAAGCAGCAACTGCAAGAGAACTTCTCGATAGGTTACAGACTGCTTACGAGAACTTGCCACGATGGATGCAACAGGGTATTGTATCATGGAACAAAGGTAGTCTGGAGTTAGAAAATGGCAGTAAGATATTGGCAGCTTCTACATCTGCAAGTGCTGTCCGAGGTATGTCGTTCAACATCCTCTTTCTCGACGAGTTCGCATTCGTCCCGAATCACATTGCTGACTCGTTCTTTGCCTCTGTTTATCCTACTATTACGTCTGGTAAATCAACGAAGGTAATCATCGTTTCTACTCCACACGGTATGAATCATTTCTACCGCATGTGGCATGATGCGGAGAAAGGTAAAAACGAATATGTTCATACTGATGTTCACTGGTCTGAAGTTCCTGGAAGAGATTCAAAGTGGAAAGAACAGACTATTGCAAACACATCAGAACAGCAGTTCAAGGTTGAGTTTGAGTGCGAATTCCTAGGATCTGTTGATACACTCATTGCTCCAAGTAAATTAAGAACATTGGTGTATGATGCACCAATGCATAGAAATGCAGGTTTGGATGTATATGAACCAGTAAAAGAAAATCACGATTATATTATTACTGTTGACGTTGCCAGGGGTGTTGGTAATGACTATTCAGCATTTATTGTTGCAGATATTACAGAGTTTCCTCATAGGATTGTAGCAAAATATCGGAACAATGAGATCAAACCAATGTTGTTCCCAAGTGTCATTTATGAGGTAGCAAAAAATTATAATGGTGCGTATATTTTATGTGAGGTCAATGATGTTGGAGATCAAGTAGCATCTATTCTTCAATATGATCTTGAATATCAGAATGTCCTTATGTGTTCAATGAGAGGACGTGCTGGTCAGATCGTTGGGCAAGGTTTTTCTGGCAAGAAGACTCAGCTTGGAGTTAAAATGTCCAAGACCGTCAAAAAAGTTGGATCACTCAACCTAAAGACTTTAATCGAAGAAGATAAACTAATCTTCAATGATTATGAAATCATTTCAGAACTTACTACTTTTATTTCAAAGCATAATTCATTTGAGGCAGAAGAAGGATGTAATGATGACCTTGCAATGTGTCTCGTTATCTATGCCTGGTTGGTAGCACAAGATTACTTTAAGGAACTTACTGATCAAGATGTTCGTAAGAGACTATATGAAGAACAAAAAAATCAATTAGAACAAGATATGTCTCCTTTTGGATTTGTTATTGATGGTATTAATGACGAGGCATCATTTGTAGATGCTCAAGGTGATCGTTGGTATACTGATGAATATGGTGATATGTCATATATGTGGGATTATCAGTAATGGATTTAGACAATCAAATTAAACTTGGACACTTACTTCTTTATGAAAGAGAGTGTAGGTGTTGCGGACAGACAAAAAATTTGATTGAAGGATTTTATAGAACTCGTAAAAATAGAGGAGCATCAGCATCGTCATTTTCATATGAGTGTAAAGAGTGTACTATAAAAAGAATTACAGAAACTAGAAAAAATAAAAATCCATTTGTAGATTGGCAATATCCTGATTGGTAATGTTCATGCATTGTTTCCCACACGAAAAGTAACGTTTTAATAAATAATTTCAGATAAACTGAGATCACGGAGAAAAAAATGGCGACTCCTCAATTATCTCCTGGAGTATTAATCCGAGAGGTTGATTTAACTGTTGGAAGAGCTGATAATGTAATTGATAATGTTGGTGCTATTGCCGCACCTTTTCAAATTGGACCTGTTGACTATCCAATCAATGTTACAAACGAGCAAGAACTGCTAAACACTTTTGGCAGACCACTATCTACTGACACTCATTACGAGTATTGGATGTCCGCTGCTTCTTTCCTATCTTATGGAGGAGTCCTTAAGGTAGCAAGAACAGATGGCACTAATCTAGTTAATGCTAACGCAAAGATTGATACTGATGGTTCATCACCTGCCATTGGTACAACAGACCTAAAAATTAAAAACATTGATGACTATAATCTAAACCATGCTGATGGTGTAGCATCTTATGTTTTTGCTGCTAAGACACCTGGTGAGTGGGCAAACAACCTTAAGGTTTGCATGATTGATGACAAGGCAGACCAAATCTTAAGTGTTGCTTCCACCTCTGGAGTTTCTGTAGGTGCTGCAGTTACTTATTACTACAATAACGAAATTCTAGCATCTGCTGGTTCTACACAAGCACTAACTGGTTGGAAACTAGAAGGTGTTGTTACTGAAGTTGGCACTGGTGAAGTTAGTGTCAAAGTTGTACAAAGAGTTTCTGCTGCTTCAACAGTCTATCCAGTAGACTATGCAGAAAATTCTGACGTAGCATCTTTCCCTGCAACAGCAGATATCGGTGGAAGTGCTGGTGAGATTCAAATCGGTGCAGCAAGCACTGCTTCTAATGTTACTGCAAGACAGGATTGGTACGATCAGCAAACTATTGCACTAGACAACCAGACAATTTTCTGGAGTCAAATTGCACCAAAACCAGGAACTTCCAATTTTGCATCTGAAAGAAGTGGTAGAAATGATGAGATGCACGTTGTAGTCATTGATGACTATGGTACATTAACTGGAATCAAGGCAAACATTGTTGAGAAGCATCTAGGTCTATCAAAGGCAGCAGATGCAGTTTCTGCAGTCAATTCTCCACAAAAGATTTACTATAAGAACTACTTAGCAGACTTCTCCGAATATGTCTATGCTGGTGACAATCCTTCCGATGGATTAGGAAATGAGACAGTATCTCAAAATAAAGCAGGTGTAACTACTTCAGGTGGTCTTTGGGGACAAGATGCACAGGATGTAACATTCAGTGCAATCGGCAACTATACTTACAAACTTCTTGGTGGTAAGGACTACGGAAGTGGTTCCAATAGAATGAAGGCAACTCTAGGAAGTCTTGCAACCTCCTATAGACTCTTCAAGAATGATAACGAGCATGAGATTGATTATCTCATCATGGGTCCTGGTTTAGATTCTAAAGTAGAGTCTCAAGCTAAGGCACAAGAACTTATTGCAATTGCAGAACTTAGAAAAGACTGTATCGCAGTAATTTCTCCACATCGTGCTGATGTTGTTGACGTTTCAAATACTGAGACTCAGACTAATAATGTTCTTGAGTTCTTCAGCCCACTATCCTCCTCATCTTATGTAATCTTTGATACTGGATACAAGTACATGTACGATAGATTCAATAATAAGTTCAGATATGTTCCTTGTAACGGAGACGTTGCTGGTCTATGTGTCAGAACTTCTATCCAATCTTATCCTTGGTTCTCACCTGCTGGTCAACAGAGAGGTGTTCTAAACAATGCTATTAAACTAGCATATAATCCAACTAAGGCACAAAGAGATCGTCTCTATCCTAAGAGAATTAACTCTATTGTTAACACTCCTGGAACTGGAATCGTCCTCTTTGGTGATAAGACTGGTCTAGGATATGCATCTGCATTTGATAGAATCAACGTTCGTCGTCTATTCCTCACAGTTGAGCAAGCACTTAAGAGTGCTGCTGATTCACAACTCTTTGAACTCAATGATGAGATCACAAGAGCAAACTTCATCAACATTGTTGAACCATATCTCCGTGATGTTCAATCAAAGAGAGGAGTTTATGACTTCCTAGTCATTTGTGATGAAACTAACAATACTCCTGACATCATTGACAACAATGAGTTCAGAGCAGACATCTTCCTGAAGCCTGCTAAGTCCATTAACTATGTAACCCTCACGTTTGTTGCCACCAGAACTGGTGTCAGCTTTGAGGAAGTTGCTGGTAGAGTTTGATCTAGTAATAAATTAAAACAAGGGAGATTATTCTAAAATGGCAAACACACCATCACTCAAAAACTTATCAGCATTCAAAACCAGATTAGCTGGTGGCGGTGCTAGACCCAATATCTTTGAAGTTACTCTTGATAAGTTTCCTGATGAGATTCGTTCTTATTGGGGTGCAGAAGAAAAGATTGATTTCAGATTCTTCTGCAAAACTGCTGCTCTACCTGCATCAAACGTTGCTGCAATCGAAATTCCTTTTAGAGGTCGTACTCTAAAAGTTGCTGGAGACAGAACATTTGATACCTGGACAGTAACAGTTATCAATGATGAAGACTTCAGAATCAGACATGCATTTGAGGCATGGATGAACCTTCTATCTAAACTTGACAATGCAACTGGTGCAGTCAATCCATCTTCTTACATGGTAGATGCTAATGTCTATCAACTTGGAAGAAGTGACAGAAGAGAAGGAACTAAGGTTCGTAATGATGTCTCACAAACTGGACCTGGAGGAAACTCAACTGGAAGTGGAGATTCTACAATTCTAAGATCCTACAAGTTCATTGACATCTTCCCAACCAATATCTCTGCTATTGATCTTTCATATGATACCACTGATACCATTGAAGAATTCACCGTTGAATTCCAGGTTCAGTACTTTGAAATTAACGATGGACCAGGATCCATCAAATAATCTGAGATAAATAGTAAAAAACGGATAACTTAATTATGGCTAGACTTTTTGGATTTTCAATTGAAGATTCAGATCCAAAGTCACCTTCAGTCGTCTCCCCCGTTCCTCCTTCAAACGAGGACGGGGTTGACCATTATTTAACCAGTGGTTTTTTCGGATCATTTGTAGATATAGAAGGTGTCTATAGAACAGAGTTCGATCTACTCAGAAGGTATAGAGAAATGTCTCTACATCCTGAAGTAGATAGTGCTATTGAGGATATTGTAAATGAAGCAATTGTTTCAGATTCTGATGATTCACCTGTAAAGATTGAATTATCAAACCTAAATGCTAGTGATGGCATTAAGAAAAAAATTCGTCAAGAATTTAAAACTATTCTAGATTTATTGGATTTTGATAAGAAGTGCCACGAGATCTATAGAAATTGGTACATCGACGGTAAGTTATACTACCATAAAGTAATTGATCTCAAAAAACCCCATGAGGGTATTAAAGAATTACGTTACATCGACGCAATGAAGATGCGTTATGTTCGTAAAACTAAGAAAGCAGATAATAAAAATCCAGGATTAATGGTTCGTAAGAACAATGAAGATCCGATGGATGCGGTATTTCCAGAAATTGAAGAGTACTTTATGTACACTCCAAAAATTGGACAACCATCACCAAATCCATCAGCAATGGATTCAAAAGGTGTCAAAATTGCAAAAGACGCAATCACATATTGTACATCTGGACTAGTAGATAGAAATAAGGGAACTACTCTATCGTATCTTCATAAAGCAATCAAGTCTCTCAATCAACTTAGAATGATTGAGGACTCTCTGGTTATCTACAGATTATCCAGAGCACCAGAACGTAGAATTTTCTACATTGATGTTGGCAATCTACCTAAGCAGAAAGCAGAACAATATCTGCGTGATGTTATGATGCGTTATCGTAATAAGCTAGTTTATGATGCTGGAACTGGTGAAATTCGTGATGATAAGAAATACATGAGTATGCTAGAGGATTTCTGGCTACCAAGACGTGAAGGTGGTAGAGGAACCGAAATCTCTACACTTCCAGGTGGTCAAAACCTCGGAGAGATTACTGATATTGATTATTTCAAAAAGAAACTCTATCAGTCACTTAATGTTCCACCATCAAGAATGGATGGTGATAGTGGTTTCAACCTTGGTCGTTCTTCAGAAATTCTAA